ACAACCGTCCAGATCGTAAGAAAACAATCGAGTCTGAGCTTACCCGGTTCGGCGCCCAACCTGACGCTATAACCCGGTTTGCTGCATGTAGTTATAATGGTTGTCCCAACAGCGGATGTTTGCTTAGCCACGCAAATGCGCTCGAATTTGCCTACAATATGGGGTATGAAAATGTATTAATCTTAGAGGATGATTTTATATTTATTGATGACATCGATAAGGTTGTCGGAGACATCAGTGAGTTTTTCAAAATGGTAGAAGCAGGATTTGAATGGGATGTAATTATGCTTACCACGTGTGCGGCGCAGGTGAGTGAATATACAAACGATATTATTTCACGGGTTTCGTCGTCCGGGAATGGCGCAGCATATTTGGTGAATCGTAATATGATGATGCCGCTTAGCACACTTTTCAAGGAAAATGTGGATAACCTCTACTATACAAAACAACATTGGGTTTATCAAAATGATATTTTGTGGAAATCGATTATGCCGAAGTCTAAATGGTATATGTTTAACCAATATCTGGGATATCAAAAGGGAGGATATAGCGATTTGTCGCAAGACCAGAAAATCGCTATTATTCCACAAGTGATAGGTGCACTAAAGTGATTGGCGCACTAAAGTGATTGGCGCACTAAAGTGATTGGCGCACTAAAGTGATTGGCGCACTAAAGTGATTGGCGCACTAAAGTGATTGGCGCACTAAAGTGATTGGCGCATTCTAAAATTCACATGTAAGCAAAAATGCGCTCTCCTTATTTTCTTTATTCGCGAGAGCATATTCGCTCACAGTGCGCTCAAAGAAATTGGATTTAGAATCAATACTGATTAATTCCATAAAATCAAGAGGATTAACGCTTCCATAAATCTTATCGATTCCAAGTTGTAGACACAAACGATCGCCGACAAACTGGATATACTGAACCATCATATTCGCATTCATTCCAATTAGGCGGCACGGAAGCGCCTCCGTGATAAACTCCTTCTCGATTTCAACTGCCTCGCGTATGATTTCCATAATACGCTCTTTGCCTAATCTTGTCTGCAATTTTGAATAAATCATAATCGCAAACTCCGTATGTAGCGCTTCGTCGCGACTTATAAACTCATTCGATAGGGTGAGACCCGGCATTAAACCCCGCTTCTTAATCCAATAAATAGAGGCGAAACTGCTACTGAAAAAGATTCCCTCTACGCAGGCAAACGCAACCAACCGCGTCGCAAACGTCTCCGCCGATTGTGAATCGGTTCCATATCCAATCCATTTACGCGCCCAATTTGCCTTCTTGGCGATACACGGAAAGTTATTGATGGCCTGGAACAATTTGGTCTTCTGATCATTGTTGCGAATATAAGTCTCTATTAAAATACTGTACATTTCAGAATGAATGTTTTCCATCGCAATTTGGAACCCGTAGAATGCCCGTGCTTCTGCTAGTTGGACATCGCTCATAAATCGCGTCGCCAAATTCTCCATTACAATTCCATCACTCGCCGCGAAGAACGCCAATACCATCGATATGAAATATTTCTCGTCCTCATTCATCTTAGCCCAGTCACCAAGATCTTTGGACACATCGATTTCTTCAGCGCGCCAAAAACTGTCGACCTGCTTCTTGTACATCTTCCATATGTCCTGGTCTTTAATTGGGAACATCACGTAACGAGCGTTGTCTTCTTGCAAAAGTGGGTCTTGGGTATTCATTCCTAAATAATATATTAGGTATATTTTATGTTTGTTTACAAAGTCGTTTTCCCTGGTTAAACGCCAAAATTCAAACGCACAGGTATAAGCATACGTAAATGATGGGGGTAAAAAAATGGGCCGCCATTGTAAATGATGGATTTAAGCAAAATAAACATAGACATGAAGACATTTCAAAAAATGATTTTCATATACAATTCAATCGAGGACGGCTGGGACGTAAAGAAAAACGGCGACCAGTATGTGTTTTTGAAACCGCATGAGGGAAAAAAAGACGTTTACACCGACGAGTATTTAGATAAATTCATAGGACGTAACATTGACCTCTCTCATATTATGTCGAATCAAAGAAAAGCGTAATTATTTCTACAGCCTCTAGATTCTCTTTTTGCAATACACGATTTATTTGATGATTTATTTCTTTTTCCAAAAGGGGAAGACGTGTATAAAGCATTGGATTATAGGACCGCGTTTTAACCATGTATTTGCCCGGATTGAATCGGATAAAAATGAGTTTCTGATTATCGACCGGCGGCGGCGGTAGCAAAATCTGGTTACTAACAACCTCGATACAAAGGGTCGTATTATCAATACATATACGATTGTCTATACGGGTCGTCCCAAACCACAGGGGTGTCGGGTGCGCAAATCCGTCAAAATAGCAATGAATAAATTCGTTGATTGCTATTTCTTTGGTCTTACATCGGATTTGAAAGGTGAGCGGATCGTCATCAAAAATCCGGATATAACAATTTGAACAATATCCCTTGAAATTTTTGGAGCCAGATTTAGAGGCACACTCATCACCTCTACATTTGGTTTGATTTATTTCTGGCTGGTTTGCGTCGGAATGAACCGAGCAATAGGCGCCCCCCATTTTAGGCCGCGTCCTACAGTTCTCATATTTACAAAGCGTCGGCATATATGTCCTAAAGATATAAAAGTCGGGACATAAACAAACAAATATCAACAATCAAAATTGCTGTATAGGATAATAGTGTAGTGTTTTATTTTATATTTTAATTCTGGTTTTTTCCTAGAAGAATGTAGAGGAGGTATAGTGAATCGGTATTTTTGACCGCGTTTTAATCTGCGGATTCCGCGGTCAACTTTAGAAAAAATTATATTTTAGGAATATATAAAAACAATGGGAGGAGCTCTTTTACAGTTAGTCGCCTACGGCGCCCAAGATATTTTCCTTACTGGAAACCCCGAGATCACTTACTGGAAGGTGTCTTACAGACGCCACACCAACTTCGCCATGGAGTCCATCGAGCAGACCTTCAACGGTCAGGCTGACTTTGGTCGCCGTGTGTCCTGCACCATCTCCAGAAACGGAGATTTGGCTTACCGCACCTATGTCCAGGTTACTCTCCCCGAGATTAACCAGTCCATGGACTCCACTAACGGTGTCTATGCCCGTTGGTTGGATTACCCCGGTGAGCAGCTCATTGCTCAGGTCGAGATTGAGATTGGAGGCCAGAGAATTGACCGCCAATATGGTGACTGGATGCACATCTGGAATCAGCTCACAATGTCGGCTGAGCAGCAGAGAGGTTATTACAAGATGATTGGCCACACCACTCAGCTTACCTACATCACTGACCCTGCCTTCGCCGACATCAACGGCCCTTGTGCTTCCACCACCGGCCCCAGCCAGGTTTGCGCTCCCCGCAAAGCTCTCCCTGAGACCACCCTCTACATCCCCCTCCTCTTCTGGTTCTGCCGAAACCCCGGTTTGGCTCTGCCTTTGGTTGCCCTCCAATACCACGAGGTCAAGATCAACATTGACTTCAGACCTATTGGTGAGTGCTTGTGGGCTGTTAAGTCTCTCACTGCCGCTTCTGGATCTCAGTCCGTCACCAATGCTTACCAGCAGTCTCTTGTTGCCGCCTCCATCTATGTCGATTTCATCTTCTTGGATACTGACGAGCGCAGAAAGATGGCCCAGAACCCCCATGAGTACCTCATTGAGCAGCTCCAGTACACTGGTGATGAGTCGGTCGGATCTTCTTCCAATAAGATCAAGATCAACTTCAACCACCCCTGCAAGGAGCTCATCTGGGTTGTCCAGCCTGATGCTAACGTTGACTACTGCAGTTCCCTCGAGGCCGGCAACGTCCTTTACAAGGTTCTCGGATCTCAACCCTTCAACTACACCGACGCTGTCGATGCCCTCCCCAACGCCATCCACGTCTTCGGCGGCCCCGCTGAGACCTCCGGCGTCAATGCCTTCATCTCCGGAAACGTCTTCCAGATGCCCGGCGCTCTTGATGGCTTCGTCTCCGGCGGAACTGGAACAACACAGGACTGGCACGGAACCGGCGTCTTCAACCAGGACGGCGCTGCCCCCACCGGATCCTATGTGTCCGATGCCGGCACATTCGTCCTCGCTGAGACTGCCCTCGACATGCACTGCTGGGGAGAGAACCCCGTCGTCACCGCTAAGCTCCAGCTTAACGGACAAGATCGTATCTCCGAGAGAGAGGGATCTTACTTCGACGTTGTCCAGCCCTTCCAGCACCACACCCGTGCCCCCGACACTGGAATCAACTTGTACTCGTTCGCCCTCAGACCTGAGGAACAGCAGCCTTCAGGCACGTGCAACTTCTCCAGAATCGACAATGCTACCCTTCAGCTTGTCCTTTCTTCCGGAACTGTTGCCGGCACATCCACTGCTAAGGTCAGAGTGTATGCTTACAGTTATAACGTCCTCCGCGTGATGGCTGGTATGTGCGGTGTGGCATATTCAAGTTGAGACCGCTGTGACCTACACGGTATTCTTATTATATTTAATTTATTATATTCGCTTATAAAATTTCTCAATTAATTTAATTTAAAAAATTAAATTAAAAAACAATACAACTAATTATAGGTTAAACATATCACACATCTTTATTTTTCTTCTTCTCAGCGCGATACTTAGCAAGTTCAGCTGCTCGCATTTTCTTGTACTCTTCATCTCCATAGCGAGCGCGCAATTCTTCTCGCTGTTTTTGTTTTCGAAGCAAACTTATTTGTTTATTATTTGCTCTTGAGAGTTCAAAGGCAAACTTATTTGTTTATTATTTGCTCTTGAGAGTTCAAA